TTTATCTACGAGTTTTTTAAGAGGTGTTACGATTGATAATGGTGTAATTATTGTGGACGAGTGTCAAAACTTAAACTTCCACGAATTAGATACTATTATGACAAGAGTAGGGCAAGATACTAAGATTGTATTTGCTGGTGACATACAACAAACAGATTTAACAAAAACAAATGATCGTAACGGAATATTAGATTTCGTCAACATAATGCAACAAATGAAAGAGATGGATTGTATAGAGTTTGATATAGGTGATATAGTAAGATCAGGTCTACTTAAATCATATCTCATAAACAAAATTAAGTTAGGACTCCACTATGAAGCATAATTGGGAAAAAAGTTTAGAAGTAATTTTACACCACGAGGGCGGTTATGTAAATCACCCTAAAGATCCAGGTGGTGAAACAAATATGGGTGTAACCAAAAGAGTATACGAAGACTTTGGTGGCACTAAAGACATGAAAGATTTAACACATGAAGATGTTGAACCTATCTACAAAAAGAATTATTGGGATAGAGTGAAGGGTGATGATTTACCTGAGGGACTTGATCTAATGATATTTGACTTTGCCGTAAACGCAGGTACAGGTCGTGCCGCTAAGTTTATACAAAGACTAGTGAATACAACTGTCGATGGTGGCATAGGACCAAACACATTAGGTAAAATAAAAGAATATGTTGATCATTATGGATTAGAACAAACAATATCATCATATGCTTTGATGAGACAAAACTATTACGAAAGTTTAGATACATTTGATACATTTGGTAGAGGGTGGACTAGACGAGTAAGTGAAGTAACAGAAAAGGCGAAAGAATGGATATCTTAACATTACACATTATTGCCGTAGGTTGTATTATTTACCTATCATATAGATACGGTGTATATAGAACTGAAAAAGAATTACAAAGAGAGATGGAAGAATTTCTTAGACGGGCTGCCAAAAAGCCTGACCCTTTTTTTGAACGAAGATAACACTTGACTTTTTGTCAAGTCCGTGATATAATATAGATTATGATTTTTACACATAAACCCCCTATTAATGATTTACCACCTTTGAAGGCCAAAACTTCAGAACTTGGTAGATTTTACGAACACTTAGAAACAAAAGAATCCTATCCTTCAATTACAACTGTTTTAGGCGCACAATCAAAACAAGGCATACTAGAATGGAAGAAAAGGGTAGGCGAAGAAGTTGCTAATCACATATCTAATCAAGCGGCCACACGTGGCACTGCTGTACACAATATGGTCGAAGATCATTTAAACAATTTAGATATTGACGAAAACGAGAAATACAAAAAACAGTTTCTACCAAGAATGATGTTTAACATTCTCAAACCTGAATTAGCAAAAATAAATAATATAAGATTACAAGAAGCGGCGATGTTTTCAACTGATTATACAGTTGCTGGTCGTGTTGATTGTATTGCTGAGTATGATGGTGTATTATCTGTTATAGATTTTAAAACATCAACCAGAGAGAAAAGCGAAGACTGGATTGAAAACTATTTTATACAAGGTGCCGCGTATTCTCAAATGTTTAAAGAACACTTTGGTGAAGAAGTCACACAAGTGGTAATACTAATAACAACTGAACAAGGCACAACGCAAGTATTTAAAAAGAACCCGTATGATTACCTTGAGAAATTGAAACAATATGTCGAAGAATTTTATAAAACACTACCTTGAGAAACCAGTTAGATATATCATAGGAATATTGATCATAGTAATATTTTGTGGTTTAGTCTATTCTATATTAAACCAAGCACAATCAGAAGATCACCCTTTATTTCCAGATGGTGTTATGAGAACAACACAAGTGCCAATATATTGTGGTTCAGGACCAGTTGTGTTTTCATATGCGACCAGTATATTTAAACAAAAATCTGTCGCATGGTCAGATGTAAGAACAAATGGTGATCCTAATACTGAACCTTTTGCGTGGGTATCATTTTGGTATAGTCCAGAATTAAATAATGGTTCTATGTTTTTAACTATAGCAGAAACAGGCGAAACATGTTTAATGGGTTATGGCATGAACTGGCAGTTTGATACAGATATATTATTAGATATTGTAAATAAAGCATATGAAGAAGGCAACGAGTGAACATAAATTTTTATTGTGAGTTTCACGAGGCATTAGAACATAAGCCATATCCACTAAAAGAAGTATTACCACAATGGTATAAAGACTTACCAGCATTTGTCAATAGACAAAGAAATAATAGAACAGTTAGAGTATGCTTACCATTTGCTGATGCCCTTACATCTGGTTATTGTATACCATTACCATTAGATTTAAAAATCACAAAAAAAGAAAATGGATTTACTTATGACTATGGTATGATCAATACACAGTTTGGCGAAACACATGAAAAACTAGAAATAGGATTTGATCTACATGGTAAACAACAGGCCATGAATATACCAATACCACCTGGTCACTTTGATGTTGTTTGTAAGTTAATACTACCTTGGATTATTACGACACCACCAGGTTACAGTTGTCTATTCACACCACCAATGAATAGAGAAAGAAAATATTTTGAGATATTATCTGGCATTGTTGATACAGACAGTTATAGAGGTAATCAAAACTTTCCTATGTATTTAAAAGATTGGAACGAGAATAAAGGGCCATTCCAAGAACTATTGATACCTGGGGGTACACCTGTTGCTCACGTCTTTCCATTTAAAAGAGACAAATGGAAAATGAATATTGATAAGAGACCGCCTAACTATAGTAAGAACTTATGGAGAATAAGTTTCTTTTCTGATTGGGCACATAACTATAGAAATAAAAATTGGACAAAGAAGGAATATAAATGACACCTAAACAGTTTGCTCTAGTGATAGAAAAACGAGCAAGTCAAAAAAAGATATCACACATGGACGCCGTACTAGATTACTGTAGCGAAAAAGAAATAGAACCAGATCAGATAACACATTTAATAAACAGAAACTTAAAAGAAAAAATAAAAATGAACGCACAAGATTTAAACTTCTTACCATCTACAGCAAAACTGCCTGTATGAATGAAGGGTATGAAGCATATAAAAAATACTTGGCACTGAAACTACACTTTACGAGGGACGATTATGACTTTTTTAAATTTAACGGACAGACTAAAGCAAGTTATGAAACATTTATACAACGTAATGATAAGTATTTCTTTGTTAAGGCAGCCAGAAAATATGGCGATAATGTTGTGGACTTTTTTGTTAGCAACTTTATTTCTAGTAAATCGCCTTACATAAAAGATTTCAATAATGATGCTTATTTAGATAGACAAAAACGAATTGATGGTATATCATATTACTTTGAACGAGACATGGAACAGTTACTAAGAAAATCACAAAAAGACTTTAACAAGATATTTAAGATTACGAGAGGACAACACCCTATTCTATTAAAGACTTATCTAGCAAAACGTATTACTTTAGAAACTGTATGTGTCCTAGAAAACATGCTAAAGTATATCAAAGATTTTGATAAACATATTTCTGACACAATTATATGGCCATCACTACGAACAAGAATAATAAAGTATAAACCATTCATTAAATACAATGAGACTAAATTAAAATGGACCCTCAAAAAACTGCTTACTTAATATTTGACCCGTGGCGTGTACAACCACCACCATTTGAAGGTAATTACACAGATAATATTAATGATTATCATGCCAACAAAATAGCAGAATATTTAGAGAACAAACCACATAAGTTTGTTTTTATGTTTGAAAGTACAAAAGAATTTTATGGTGTACATAAAAAGTTTGAAAACTATGAGTTTATTCGTCACCAAGATTTTAGAAGTAGAATGATGTGGTTTGAAAATTTAATCTATTGTGGTTTTCATCACGGTCGATGTACAATAGATACAAAAGACAGTGGGGCAAAATATGTATCGCAAGATAAACATAAATGGAATATATTTTTCAAAAAAGATTTATTATGTTTATTACCAGGCGATAGTTGGATAGAGATGGACGAAAGATCAAAAAAATATGGAGAATTAATATGAGTGATTTATTTGTACTAGGTAATGGTGAAAGTCGTAAAGACATTGATGTTGATTTACTAAAAGCAAAAGGTAAAGTCTACGGTTGTAATGCTATTTTTAGAGAACATGAGTTAGATGGTTTGATTGCTGTTGATCCAATGTTAGAACATGAAATATATCAAAGTGGGTACGCACATAAACACCCATGTTACTTCAGAAGTTGGGATGGCATGCCTGTTGATCATTATGAAATGATGTTAGAGGCACAAATAAGTCAAATGAATAAAACACCTAACATAAGAGAATGGAAGTATAACCAAGAAGGACATTATCTTTCTTTTGTAATACATGGTACATCAGCGATTGATACAAATAGAAAAACTGATAGATGGAAAGGTGAGGGTTTTGAAAACGTTTATGTTACATGGTTGTATGGTAATGATAAGATTACCCAACTGAAAGAAGTTATGAATGATTATTATTCAGCGAGTTGGGAAGGTGAACAAAGTGGTCCTGAAGACCCAGGTTGGTCATCTGGTGCTACAGCGATGTACATAGGTTGTAAAGTAGAACAACCAAAGACTTGTTATCTCATAGGCATGGACATGTTTAGCACCACAGATTTTATAAATAATCTATACAAACAGACACACGGATATCTCAATGAAGATGAGTCCGCTGTAACACCACAAAACTGGGTTACACAAATGGGACGAGTTATGGTGAGATACAAAGATATACAATTTATTAAGGTAAATCCAAAGGGCAACTCTAAAGTGAGTGAAAGAATGCCACAATGGGATTCTATACCTAATTTAAAATATATGTATATTGATGAGATTTATACACATTTAGGGGTTGACTTTTAATCTAAAATGTGTTATAATAGAGTTATCATTTAGCAGAAATATACAGGTTCGAAACTGTATATCGTTCTGGCTGAATATCGTTTAAGAGGACGAAAGGCAAAGTGGTTAGAGGGTAGTGCCCAAACGGGTTAAGACACTAACTGTTTGTTTATTAGTAGGGACCATATCTATGCGAAAGTATGACTTGGACTCTTCCTGAAAAATTGTGGGTAATACTCCAGTTGAATCCCACGAACGGCTAAATGATAATTTATTTTCAACTAAAAGTAAAAACTTGTATATATACTAATATACAATTATACGAATACAACGAATACAAAACATAAGGATAAAATATGTCATTTGCTAATTTAAAAAGAAGTCGTGGTAACTTCGACAAACTTACTAAAGAACTAGAAAAAGTTACAACTCCCGCAACAAATTCAAATTCATCAGACGACAGTAGATTTTGGAAACCAGAACTAGATAAGACTGGTAATGGTTATGCTGTCATTAGATTTTTACCAGCAGTTGAAGGTGAAGAACTACCATGGGCAAGAGTATGGTCACATGCTTTTCAAGGTCCTGGTGGTTGGTACATTGAAAACAGTTTAACAACACTTGGTCAAAAAGATCCAGTTGGTGAAGAAAACAGTAGACTTTGGAATACTGGTTCTGAAGCAGACAAAGAGATTGCTAGAAAGAGAAAAAGAAAGTTATCATACTTTACTAATATCTTTGTAGTATCAGATCCTGCTCACCCAGAAAACGAGGGCAAAGTTTTCTTATACAAGTTTGGTAAAAAAATCTTTGATAAAATTACTGAAGCGATGAAACCTGAGTTTGCTGACGAACAAGCGATCAACCCATTTGACTTTTGGGAAGGTGCTAACTTCAAACTAAAGATTAGAAAAGTTGATGGTTATTGGAACTATGACAAATCTGAATTTGAAGGTGCTTCGAAAATTAAAGAGACAGACGAAGATATAGAGGCATTGTGGAAAACACAATACTCTTTAAAAAGTTTTTCTGATACCAGCAACTTTAAATCTTATGATGAGTTGAAAAACAAATTTGAAAGAGTTGTTTTTGGTACAGGAAAAACAGCAACCGCAGATCAAATTGATATCCCAACTGCGGCTGTTGATCCTATTGTGGAAGAAACTAAGGTAGAAGTTGAACCAACGCCTACAGTTACTGCTCCCCCTAGTAACGAAGACGAAGATGATACTATGAACTACTTTAGCAAACTAGTCAACAATTAATCTCTCCTGTTGAGACCACAATATCGTCCATGCTCTTAATATAAATAGAGCATGGACTTATTTTTTGACATACTAACACAATTTGGTTTACCTGTAGCGGCAGCGGCCACTATGGGTATATTCATATATATCATTCTAAAATATATACTATCAGGTGTTGTAGGACAAGTAGCAACAATCACAATGTTAATATCAGCATTAGACAATAGAATAAAAACAATGAACCATGACATGGTAAAACTAGACATACTGATTTCAAGTGCTTTACAATTACGACCAGACTTAGATAGAATAAGTAGGGCAGATGGTAAAGAAGACGCAAGAAAAGATTAATGGTAGAGGTAGAAGTAACATCACCTATTATTGAAATGTTAAATCAATATGGTTTTGCCACTGTAGCGGCAATAGCAATGGGTTGGTTTATATATTTCATATATAATTATGTGACTGGTCAAATCATAGAAAAACTTGACAAAGCACAAATGACAACTATCGCTCTAATAGATCGTATTAGAATGTTAGACAATGACTTAATACGTTTAAGATCAAAACTTAATACCGTATTAGAAATGAGAGAAAATGAACAACGAAACAAAGATAGAATACCTAAAGAGCCTGAAGACTAGCGCCATCATTGTAGGATCAACAATACTATTAGCGTTCTTAGTGGTGTTAATAATTACCAATGTATGATATTTTAAATTTATGGCCTATACCTATATACAAAAAAAATATAGGCATGAAATCAGACTGGAAAGATATAATTCATAGTTACGAATGGAAACAAATGAAAAGTGGTTCTGGTCAACTTACAAAAACATTATCACTATTGAATGATGAAAGATTAGCAGAACTAAAAAATTTAGTGTTGAATGCCGCACACGAATATACGAAACATTATTTAAAAATTGAGAACAGATTTAAAATCATATCATCTAACTCATCTAAATTTTTAGGATTTAAAGAAAAATCATATTTCGAATGCGGATTTTCTCCAGTATTTATTACAGGAATCTTATTATAAGCAAACTCATGACAAGCTTTTCCATGATTGGTTATAATTAGATCAGGAT